GTCAAGTGTTAAAAGTTAACGGTCACGAAGTCCCTGAACATACTTCGTATTCTAGTTTAACCACTTGGTTGTCTTGTGGTTATCGTTATTATTTATCTAGGATTGCTAAAGTTGAAGAACAACCAGCCACTTGGTCTATAGGTGGCAGTGCTGTGCATCGTGCAACAGAAAACTATGATTTAGAACTTTGGAAAAGAGAAAATCTTGATAGTTAAATTAGAATCTTGGGAGTATGAGTATGCAAGCACGATAGGTATCAGAAGATATACAAACAACTGGGGTAAACCTGATGCACCTTATTACAATCCGTTAAAGATGGAAGATAATCGCACAGCCTTAGTTGCTGCAGCGATTGGCGAAATTGCTGTCGCTAAAGCAATTAATGAATACTGGTCAGCCACCATTTGGAAAGGCTCAGACCATAAAAAATATAAAGATTTACCTGATGTTGGTCTTAACATTGAAGTACGCAGAGTACGCACGCAAGATGGTCCTGCTGTTAGAGAAAAAGATTTAAAAAAAGAAAACTTAATAATTTTTGGTGTTGTACCAGTTCCTAAAGAATTCCTTGAAGTTGAAATACTTGGTTGGATACCAGCCCAAGAAGGTTGGGATAAAGGTATTGAAGCCCAGTATGGTAAAATTATTCCTAGAAGTATTTTAAACCCTGTAGAAAAATGGAAAAGAAAATAATGTTATCTCTTAATTCATTATGGGAAGATGCTTGGAAAATTGAGTTAGATGAAGCCACTAAGAATGGTGAAATTAAACTTGAAGATTTAAGACAATCATCTCGCACCACTAAAGCAAACCCTGACGGTGAAAATGCCACATGGTGGTATGCCAATGGTAAAAAGTTTTTAGACAATTGGATTACTTGGCGTGATAACTCTAATTGGAAAATCTGGACAACACCTGACGGAAAACCTGGCATTGAAATTACTATGGAAGTTGAAATCGGTGGCATATCTTTCAAAGGTGCAGTTGATAGAATATTTGTAACACCAGATGGTGAACTTGTTATTCTTGATTTAAAAACTGGTCAAAGAACACCTCAAACAGATTTACAATTACAAGTCTATGCTTGCTTACTTGAACGTGTGTATAACGTCCGACCAAGTTGGGGATGTTATTGGATGGCAAGAACAGGAACAACAAGTAATCCTGTTAACTTGGATAAGTTTACATTAAAGAAACTAGATGAGATGGTTGCACTCTTCCAAAAGGCAAGAGAGCATGATATCTATCTTCCTAATTTCGATGGGTGTAAAATGTGCTCATTAACAGATTACTGTTATTGGGTGAATGGTGAGAAACACTTACCATTAGGAACATTGGAGATAAGTAATGTCAAATGAATCAGCATTTGTCGTTAATGTTAAAACAAGAATCGGAACTATTGTTACTGTTCGTGGTAGCGATTTTTCTGAATTGAAAAAGAACATTGAAGAAGCAGTTGCAGGACAAGTTGATAGTCTTGTTGGTGCACTAGAAGAAACTGTGATTGGTGAAGGTGCACAAGTTGCATACGCAGCCAAAACATTAGGTGCTACCGAAATATCATCATCAACAGGTTTTGCACCTGTTACACCACCGAACTCAACAGGTCCAGCACCAAGTTGTAAGCACGGTCCATTAGTTCATAGAAGTGGTGTAGGTGGCAGAGGTCCATGGCAAGCATGGATGTGTGCACTGCCTAAAGAACGTAAAGCAGAACAATGCGACCCACAATGGATTCGCAAAGGGCAAGCAGGCTGGGTTAACTAGTTCATGAGAACAATTAGTAGAACAGTTGGAAAAAACGAATCAGGTGGCGAACCATTGCCACCTGTATTCAGGGCATTTGATTACATGAAAATTCTTCTTAGAAGAAGTGAAGTGTCAATGTTTGCTGGAGCACCAGGAGTTGGTAAATCAACACTTGCTTTAGCAGTAGCCCTGCGTACAAAAGTTCCAACTCTCTATATCTGTGCAGATACTGGAGCACACACTATGAGTATGCGTTTGTATTCAATGATTACAGGGGTAAGTCAAATTGACGCCGAACGCATACTCGCTAGTGACGAAGGCAAAGCAATCAACGAATTAAACAAAGCAGGACACATTAAATGGAGTTTTGAATCAGCCCCAACACTTTCTGATATTGATGAAGAAGTATTGGCGTTTGAAGAAGTGCATGGTGAAAACCCACATTTAATAGTTGTAGATAACCTTTCAGATGTTACTGAAGGTGGTGCTGAAGAATGGTCAGCCATTAGAGCGACAATGAAAGAACTAAAATATTTGGCACGCGATACTAATGCTGCAATTCTTTTACTACATCACACATCAGAATCTTGGATACCACCAGTTGGAGATATTCAACCAATCTGTCCACCAAGATACACAATTCAAGGTAAAGTTTCACAACTACCTGCATTAATTTGTACATTAGGTATGACACCTAGTGGTGACTTGGCTGTAGCACCAGTAAAGAATCGTTACGGAAAAGCAGTTTCAAATGGAACAGAAGCCGTATTCTTAGACTTCAATCCACTGTATATGTATCTTGCAGATATAAAAGAAACAGCATGAGAGATAATGATGAAAAATGTTATATCTGTTCATCAATATGGTATTGTACGTGTAACAATGAATCGAATATAGGTGAAAGACCATGACAACAATAATTGGTTTGCAAAGAAAAGACCATTGTTTATTAGTTGCCGACTCACGTGTCACAGATGATGATGGAAGAACTTACACACATCCAGTAATGCAAAAGATTACTAAACGTGGAAAGTTTTTGATAGCAGGTGCAGGTTTAACGCAACCTTGCGACATCATTCAACATAACTGGATACCACCAACACCTAACTCTGCAGCATATAAAGATATATATCATTACATGATTTCAATGGTTGTTCCATCAATGAGAGTGGCATTAACTGTCAATGGTTACATGCCAGATAAAGAAAATGATGATTCAGATTTCATTTTCCTTATAGCATTAGGTGGAATGATATTTGAAATAGATGATTCATTGTCAGTACTAATGCGTGAGGATGGGGTCTATGGCATAGGTTCAGGTTCACCATATGCAATAGGTGCATTACACGCTGGTGCTACTTGGAAACACGCAATGAATATCGCTGCAAAGAACAATGTATTTACTGCACCACCATTTATAACACATAAGCAGGTAAAATAATGGCAAAAGGTAAAGGTTTAAAACCAGCACCAGTAAAGGTGATGGCTAATGAAGGACGTAAGAATGGCAAGGCTAGGAAAAAGAATCCTAAGAAGCCTCGCAAAACAGGTCGAACTATTGGTGGATATAGCCCATCAAAGTTGGAAATAAGAAACCGAAAAAGAAATAAGGAGAAATAAATGGCATTACCATATGTAATACTCAACGGACACTTAACTGAAGATGTTGAATTAAAACCAGTAAACGATACACATGTATTAAATTACCAAGTTGCAGCCAATTCACGTAAACAGAACGAACAAGGTGAATGGGTTAATGCTTCAGTTACTTACCTGCGTGGAAGCGTTTGGGGTAAGGCTGCAGAGAATGCTAAAGAACTCAAAAAAGGTGATGCTGTAATTATCACAGGAGAACTAAAGCAAAACTCTTATGAAGCAAAAGATGGTACTAAAAAAACCACTTACGAAATTGCTACAGAGAATATCGGATTGACAGTTAAAAAGAACTAAATGTCCAAACAAAAGCAAAAAGGCACTAGTGCTGAAACTGCTGTCGTAAAACACCTAAAAGGGCATGGCTATCCCAATGTGGAAAGACGTGCCCTTACGGGTGCTTATGACAAAGGTGACATATCAAACTTTTACGATATTGTTATCGAGGTTAAGAATCACGCTAACCCTAGGCTTGCTGAATGGATGGAAGAATTAAAAACTGAAATAAAAAATGCAGAAGCATCAACAGGTGTTGTTATACATAAAAGACGGGGCACAACTAATGTTGGTGAATGGTATGCAACAATGCCAGTATCTATATATTTAGATTTAGTGAAAGATGCGTATGAGTGAAGTTGAAGTTATACTGAAGCATTATGGTGCATACAATATCCCACAAGGTAATGGTTGGCGTAATATGCGATGCCCTTTCCATGATGATTCACATGCTTCAGCAGGTGTTAATCATGAGGAAGACGTGTTCAACTGCCTTGCTTGCGAGATATCAGGGGACATATATAATATTATTCAAAAGATAGAGAAAGTGGATTTCCGTGAAGCAAAGTCA